CAGGCGGCCAGATGGGCGCGTGGGCTGCTTCTTTGCCGCAACAGGACTGCGGAGGAGCTGACCGTGGGCATGGAATACAACCCCGGCCTGACGGCCATGACGAGAATTGACGTTGACAGTCCGACGGATGCGGACGGCCAATGGCTGATTGACGAGGTGGAGCATGACTTCTTCCACAAGAAAAGTAAGGCCAAGCTGCTCCGTTGCGTCAGCACGATTGGGTGATTCCTATGGACAAGATCAGGGGATTTCCCATTTATCACGCGATTATACCGGGCGTCGCCCCGACTGAATATAAAGAAAAAGAAAACAAAAAGATCAAGAAAATCAGCACCAACCGACTTATCAAGAGCTATTTGTGCAGCGGAGCGGACAGCAGATGTGTGGTTTTTCGCCAGTGCGAATGCCTGGACGCCTGCCAGTACGGACAGCAATATATCAAACAGACGAGCGAGGAACAATCATGAAAAATAATTATGGAGCGAACATCGAGCGCGGGATCATTGCCGAGGTATGCGAGGACGGCTATAAGGTGCAGTCCCTCACACGCGACGGCATTATGACGCCTGCGATCCCGTCCGTAAGCGGCGCGGCCTATATGGCTGGCGACCGCGTTTATTTTTTCGTGTTTGACGACGGACACGGAGCGATCCTCGCGGCGTTCTGACCGAATCGCCGCAGTTAGGCGGTGAAAAATGGGACAGCAGACCCTCCAAACGATTATTACCCTGAGTGGCAAAGTAGATAATACGTTTGGAAGTATCGGTACGGCTCTGATTAACGTGGGCAATCACATCGACGCCCTCAGTCAGAAGATTATCGACTTTGGAAAGGAAAGCGTTGAGGAATACGTCGAGTACGACGACGTAATGCGAGAAGTGCAGGCGCTTGGCGAATATGACGACAAGACGATGCGCGTCCTCAACGAGTATAACAAGACCATTGCTCAGTCGAGCAAATACACAATGGATCAGGCCGCGCAGGCCGAAGTGATGATGGCGCAGCTTGGTTTGAACATGGAGCAAACCAAAACGCTGATGCCCACCGTCATGAACCTGGCGACGGCGGCAAACATCGACCTTGCCGACAGCTTGGACTATTTGTACTACACGCTGAATGCGCTTGGTATGCCGATGGAGTATGCCAACACACTCAGCGATCAGATGTCGAAAACCGCCGCCATCAGCGCTGCGGACATCGACACCCTGGGCCAATCCATGCAGCGCCTTGGCAGCGGCGCACAGTTCTTTGCAGGCGGCAGCAGTGAAATCCTTGCCATCCTGGGCGGCATTTCTCAGTTCGGTTCCGACATGCAGGGAACGAACGCCGGTACACAGCTCAGAAACTTCATGCTGACGCTGCTTGCCCCGACGCAGAGCAAGGATAAGCTGATTCAATCCCTGCGCGTTACCGAGGAGGAATGGGCAGAATTTGAATCCTACATGGAAGAAGCCGGTATTGACGTAAACGATACGGCGGACGCCATGAACGAGCTGGGCTTGTCGGTCTACGATTCGACGACCGGCGAACTGAAACCGGCTATCCAGATCATCGGCGAACTGAACGCGGCTCTCTCTACGCTCTCTGAGGCAGAGCAGAACGAGATGCTGGGCAATCTGTTCGGCAAGCGCACCACCACCACGGCATTGAACCTGATGGCCGCGCTCGGCACGATCATTGACTATCAGCAGCAGATTGAGGGAGGCAGCGCAGGCTATACCGAATCCATGGCCGACACCATGGAGGGCGGCCTGGGCGGCGCTCTGCGCGAGTTTACCGCTTCCTGGGATGCTTTCCAGACGACCATCGGCGAAACCATTGCGCCTGCGGTCGAGGGCGTAGCCGACTTCATGACGGACATCGTGAACGGCCTTGCCAACATGGACAAGGATAAGCTGGAAGTGCTTCTCGGCGCAGCGACGGGCATTGCTGCGGCTGGCCCCACGCTGCTTCTTGCAGGCAGTGCTTTCCGTCTGATCGGCTTTGCCATGACCCCCATTGGCGCGGCAGCCCTTGGTCTTACAGCCCTTGCGGCAGCAGCGGGCGCACTCTACCAGCTCGGCGAAGCCAACTTCGCGGCCAACTTCGGCGAAATGGAGCTGGACACCGAAGCGCTCCTTGCTCATGTCAACGGAATTGGTGACGCATTCAACAGCACCTACACCGACGTAAACAACTACAACACTGCTCTGCAAACGGCAGTGGAAAACTTTGAAACGGCCAGCACGACGCTCTCCGGCGATCTGTTGACCAACATGATTACCGGCGCAACACTCACCCCGGAGCAGATCAAGAGCATTTCTTCTCTTGGTGAAACGATGGGCAATGAGTTGCTTGCCGGTATCAACGCCAGCTTTGACAAGAGCGCAAGCTATCTCACGATGCTGTTTGGCGGCCTTGACAGCGCCGCTACGGATGACGAGTATGCGGGCGCGATCCTACTTGCCGATACGATGTATGAAAACCTCGTAGGGCAGGCGGAACAGCTTGGGCGCGAGTTTGGAGAAACGCTTGGCACGGCCATGGATGACGGCATTATTACCGGCAACGAGTATAACGTCATCATGGAAAAGATGCAGGCGTACAACGACGCCATGGCCTTTGCTGCAAAAGCAGATCAGGAAGCCGAGCTTGCAAAGCAGCTCCATAAAGCCCAAAGCGTAAGCTGGGACAGTGCGGAATCCTTCCTCGCCGAGCAGGCGGAGATCATGAACGCCAATCTGGCCGCAGCCGAAGAAACACACATCGGCGAACGGGCTAAATGGGGCGTCTATTTTGACGAGGCCATCAGCAACGGATGGATCAACAAGATTACCGGCACGGCGTACACTGACGCAGACAAAGCGGCATTCCTGGCCGATATGGATGCTCAGTACGCGGCAAAGGTTCAGGGGTACAAGGACGACAACGCTCAGGTCACGATGGCGGTATTCGACGCTCTCATGAGCCAGAGCGGCTATGGCGAGGCGTGGCAATTCCTCTCCGGGCTGTATGCCAATGGCGATCTGAAGCGCGACGAATACGGCGAGGTTTCTCCTGATGCAGTTAATTGGAGTGCGCTGTTCCCGGATGGAATGCCGTTGTTTGGCGAAGATAACCCGCTTGACGATCAGCTTTACGATCTATGGCGCGGGGAACACGGGATTTCTGGCGTCGGCAACAAGCTGACGGAGATTCTTGGCCCGTACATGGACAGCGAATCCATTGCGCTGATTCCTAAAATGCTGGACGATGCGCTGCAAATCGGCGACTATCTGTACAGCCACAACGCCACGACTGCCCGTGAAATGCTCGATGAAAACCCTGCGTGGTATGTGTCGGAGTTCTTCGACACGCTGGGCCTTGGCATAGAGGGCCTGCCGGATGTGGATATTGGCGCGAAGTGGGCCGAGATCGGAACATCTGCGCAGGGTGAGGTCGGCAACCTGACCACTGCTCTCAAGAATGTGTATGACTTTGAAAAGGTGCTGGCTGACATGGGCGGCTCCTTTGCAGAAGCCAGCAACCCATTCCGCGACCAGGCGGCGGCTTGGCAGCTCATGTACGGCGACATCAACGCAGAGGATTACCTAATCACCGCGACCGTGGAGCCGGTGGTTCCTCCGGGAGCCGTAGAGGCCGCAGCCGGTGAACAGGTTATTCCCGCGACCGTGGAGCCTGATGCAACCATTGACGCAGCAGGAATGGAAGCGGAAGCGGCAGCGGCAGGCGCAGCAGCGGAAACCTCTCTCATGACCGGGTATGGCGATCCTACACTTGACGCTACGGTGGATTCCACCGGCATCAGCGCGGACGCCACTACTGCTGGCAGCTCCGCAGTAACAGCTTTGTATGCCGCATGGGGCAATCCGACACTTACAGCGAGGGTATCTTACTCTGGTATCCGCAGCGGCAGCAGTCTTATCGGCGGATCGAAATTCTCTCTGTTTGCAGAGGGCGGGCGAGCTACCGAGGCTTCCATCTTCGGCGAAGCTGGCCCGGAATGGGCGATCCCGGAGGAACACACCGACCGCGTGGCAAGCCTGTTCAATGCAGCCCGCGAGGCCGCAGGCTTTACCTGGCCGGAACTGATTGCCCGCAACGGTGGATTGAATGCCGGTGGCGGCACGCCTGCGCAGATCATCTATTCCCCGACGATCTACGCCAACGACGCGAACGGCGTTGAGCAGAAGTTGATCGAGGACAAGGAACGGCTCGACCGCTGGTGGAGCGAAAAACAAATGCACGACGATGTGGAGGTGTATGCATAATGGTCGAACTCAGCGGATTTGTGTACCGTTGCAGCGCCGGTGAAACCTTTGACATGGTGGCGCTGAACATCTACGACCATGAAAAGTACGCCGCCGACCTGATGAACGCCAATCCCGGATATGTACGGCGTGCGGTGTTCCAGGGC